CCTCTACTTCGTCCTCTACTTCTTCAGAGTCATCCTCAGCTTCGTCTTCTTCAGCAGGCTCTTCGTCAGCTTCAACTTCTTCCTCTTCGTCAGCTTCAGCAACTACCTCTTCTTCCATTGAATCTTCACCTTCTTCAATAGCTTCTTCTACTGTTTCCTCTACAGTTTCTTCAACTGTTTCCTCAACTGTCTCTTCTACTACTTCTTCAACTGTTTCTTCCATGTCAACTTCTTCCTCTACTACCTCTTCTTCAAGAGCTTTCAATTTTTCAGCCAACATTTCTTTAACACCTTCAGTTAGGTTTTCCTCCAACGCAAGTTTGGCATTCGCAATAGCTGCTTCACGGATAGCTTTAGCATCGATGATAGCTTGCTCAAACAAATTCTTGTTTGCCATAATGTTTGTTGTGATTTTCTATACCTACTAAAAAGGTATAATTAGAATTTCTTATAAAGTGATATCGTATAGATTGAACGATATATTCGTATATAAATATATACTTTTTTACAAAAAACGAAACCCCAGCTAAAAGCCAGGGTCCCAGGGGTAGCGCCTCATACAGAGGTATGCTTTATAGTGCGCACATGCAAGTTGTCTCGCAGATGATCTCTCTAATCAAATTATTTACTTTGTGGTACTTATCTAACTGTTGAGCTGATACTGCTTCATTCAAACTCACTGGATTCATAAATGCTCCGTGAGTAGAGGGGTTAGAAACAAAATCCCAACATACAAGATCAAAGTCTGGCTGTACTTCCAAGTGTCCTTCGTTTGTTTGAGATACACTTCCTGTTCCTCTAGAAGAGACTCCAATAGTCCAACCTGCTTCGATAATACTCTTTACAATGTTTCCTGATGGTGTATCGAGAAGTGCCATAGTACCCATCAAATCATCTCCTTCCCACCATAGGTCTGTTACTACGTGAGAGGCGTTCTTTAGAGATACGATTGGAGACTCTGGGTGATCTAATTCACCATAAGCATTGCCCACTTTTACAAAGTTCTCCATATACTTTTGAGTTTCTCTCTCTAAGATAGCTCTGTCGTATACTCTACCGTTTTGATTCTTAGCACCAGCTCTCTGCATCACACCAGATACTTCCATAATACCTTTACGACCACCTTTAACTTCGTTAATGGCAGTTGCTTTAAATGGAGTATATGATACTAATAGATTGCTCATGTTTATTTCTCTTCTTCAGTTAACATCTTTTTCAATGCAACAGTTAAGATAGCTTCCTGTAATTTTTGGATCTTGTTTTGATCATCTACCATGTTCTGAGAAGTGGCTGGTTTCATTTGATCTCCGTGATCTTCGTTACCTTTAACACCTGCTTTTCTGTTTACATAGCAAAGTGGATCTTTCTCTAAACACTTAACAGCAGCTTCTCTTGCTTTTAAATACTGCTCTTCTGTACATGAGAAGATATCGCAACCCATGTCCTCAAGCTCACAACGGATACCTGTTTCCAACGCATCTAAAGAAGTTGGAGCAGTTGGTACTTCGTACTCTTCTACTACAAGACCATTAGTCTTTAGGATCTGTACAGCATCGTCGATGTTGTTGTGCTGAGTGATCAGTTGAGGGTAAGCCATACGAGCTTCTCTCAAAAGGTTATAAGCTGATAGTTCACCAGCTTTGTATTGTTCGAATTTCTTTTGTAGATTCATCTTAACTCCTCTTTATAGTGTGGTTGAAGGTTCTTTCTGTGTCAGTCAAATACTTTCTAAGTATCTTCAATGATTTGTTTTTCTTACCGAAGGCATTAGGCGTTTTAATTGGACCTGCTCCTCCTACCATTCCTCCTGTTGTAGAAATTTCAGAAAGAAGCTCATCCAATGCTTGTACCAATGTGTCCTTCTTTATTCTCATTTTACTTGAGTAATCTCGTGAAGTAATTGGTGGTACTGCATTAGGTTAAGTAGGTGACTGTCATCTACCTTTGTTCCTTTTGCTAATGGCTCAATGTTTCCTGCAATCTCGTTAAGCTTCAAAGCTACTACCTTATCATCAACAATGATTGTACTTGCTTTCAGTGAGCTTTTGATTACAGAAAGTTGTTCGTTTACTAATGTGAAAAGTTTATTGTTAGATTCTACACTTGCTATAAACTCTCTTAATAGATTCTTTTGTTCTGGAAGGAGACTTGCGTACTCTCCGTTGAATTTTTCTAGAAGGACTTTGTATGTTAAAAGTCTTAGGTCTTCCTCGTACTTTGAGTACTCTTCTAGTAGGGTGTCTTTTACTTCTTGAGCTTCTTGCTCTTTGCCTGTTAGGTGCTCTAGTACCGTTGTTTTATTCTCAATGAGAACTTCTGGGTTTACTACCTCTGGGTTTGTGTGTGCCTCTAACAAACAATATGTTGCTGCTAAAGCCTTATAATGTGGTACTTTGATTGTGAAAAGATCACTCTCGTCGTAGCCTTCTTTAATCTCTTTAACCAAGTTGTAGCGTTGCTTTTTTGCTGCAGCTCTATCTATCTTCTGTGATAGTTCTAGAATTGTTGAAACAATAGACTCTGCTTTTGTAGCGTTGACGTTTGTATTCTTAATTACAAACTCGTATAATTTCAATTCTTTAGCAAGGGCTGTCTTTCCTGTGAAATACTTCTTGATTAATGAAACAGCTTTAGAATCTCTATTGTTTAGAGTGTCTGCTGCGACCTGCTTAACAAGCAGTTCAAAAATTAATCCAGTATTTTTGTATTTTGAATGGCGTACTTTCATGTATGAAGCTATTTATTCCCTTCTATATAAAATAAATAGAAGTTAATCATTTAAACCTTTTATGTTGTCCTCGTTGAGCAATCCGGCCTCTTTCTTAACGGTTGGAACCTTTTCAAACAAATGTTGTTTGTTTGTTAGATACACTCTCCTAGCTTCGCTAAGTTTGCTTCCGTTTTGAGGATCGTTATAATCGTGCCCACCTGTCATATCTGTTCCTAGTCGATCTCTACCTCCTAGTGGATCATCTTGTGTGCCGATAAAAGATGCTCTCTCTTGAGGACGTCCCATAACAGGGTCCTTCTCTTCATACCCTGGTGGCAGCTTACCATCAGTGGTGTCATTGTTTTGTTTGTATATTGTTGCTAGATCGTGTGGAGTACCATAAGTCTTACCTGATTCTAGTGGATCATTTCCTTCTCCGTTGATCTGTGCAAGTCTAAAGTTTCTGGCTGCATCAGCTCTTACTAAATCTCTCTGTACGATAACTTGCTGGTCAGAGAGACTAAATAGTGTATCGTAAATCCAATCGGTAGAGAATAGCTCACTATCTTTGATTTGTGATACTAGATCAAACTTCTCTTTCAATAGAGCTACTTTTTCTTGCTCATATATAATAGAAGGAGAAGATAGTTTCAACTCAAAGTTTGTAAGAGCTTCACCTCTAAATCCTTGAGCATATAAGTGTACCAAAGAAATCTTAACCAACTCAGATTCGATAATACGTTGAATTCTTTCTACCGTTCTTGCAAATCGGATATCTTCAGCTGCTAGTGTTGCTCTACCTTGTAGATCACCTTCATACCCAAAGTATGCTTTTGGAATCTTCAATGCAGCAAACATCTTATCTCTCAAGTACTCAACATCGTTTGCACCATCATAAGTAAGACCTGGAGTGGTGTCAATACGAGTAGTTGTATCGTTACCTCTAATTGGAAGATAGAAGTCTTCCATCATATTCTGAAGATTAAACCTCAAATTGTAGTCTCCTGTATTTGGATCTACATATGGAGTCTTCTTAATGCTGTCTACAGTCTTTTGCATAAACTGCTCTACCTCGTTTGGAGGAATAGAGCCTACATTGATGTAGAACATTCTCTTCTCTGCAGAACGTACAATACGGTGAATCAACATCGCATCCTCCATCAAACTCAACTGCTTGAAAATCTTACGAGCTGGCTCTAAGTACGAACGTCCATATGGAAGGTAGTTTGTATCCGATAGTAATCTAAAGTGAGCTACTTCGTAGTTGTCAAGATCGATAACCTTTCTATCGTTTCTTGTAACATAGTTTGGATCTGCTGTATAAGCAATACCATCCAAGTCAATCTTAAATCGTACTTCACTTGGTTTATTCTGATCCTCACCTTCAGTTCTAACCATGTTGTATACTGTGTAAGGAATAACTTGGTATACACCCAACTCCTCAGCTATCTCTAGCTTCAAGAAAAAGTCACCATACTTACATAGGTTACGAGCCCATGACCATAGGTTGAACTCGATGTTTAGAATATCGTAGTGAAGATTGTGAAGAGTACTTTGAATATTATCGTCTGAAGATTTGATAGAAAGTACATCTCCGTACTCGTTCTTCAATGTAACCTCATCAGCTAAAATATCTAGTGCTGAAGCAATAATTGGATCTGTATCCATTGCTTCGTAGTCTGTATAAAGTTGTACCCTTAGTGTCTGGTAGTTTAGGTTTGGGTTGAATACGTTCTTGTTGTTGTACAAGTGTAATCTGGTAAACCTATCAACTAGTGAATTGGTAGAGTACTTACCACTCGATTGAATGTGGTTAGTATCAATTACCTTTAAGTTCTTCCCTCCTACATTACGGACTACTACGTCTGTTGAGAATAGTCTCTGTAATCTAGAAAATAACGAAGTATCTGCCATGGTCTTAGTGTTGTATTCCTATTGTAATAAATATAGTATTTATAACTTACCCCTTTTTACTTTAGAATCCAACTAAAATCGTGAGAACCTCCTCTATTATCTTGTTGTCTGAAGGCATCTCTATTGGGTTTGAAGTTATTATTAGGATTTCGAGCATTATTATTCATGTTGCTCATAACACCTAAAGTGGTTCTAGTAAGGTCGTCACCTTGCATTTTGAGCTTGAGTGCTGTATCTCTTACGAACATACCAATACCAAAAGACATCACAAGATCATCATTGTATCCTGTCTGAGCTTCTGCTCTACCATTCTTCCATACAAATACTCTCATTTCTTTTAGGAGTCTAGACGATCTAATAATAACAGAATCTTCTCTTACATATTCCATCATCTTTCCTACAACCAGTGGTCTAGTTTTGAGTGACATAGTAAATCCTGGTGTAAGCTTATCGCTCTCATACTTTGCCATGTAACTTTCCACAGTCTCATTGGCAACTCCTTTTGAAGAAAAGTATAGGTTGCTATATCCTCTATGTCTGATCTCTTCAATTGTAGCCCAACCCATGTTGGCGTTCTCTACTACCAACAGTGCATTGTTCCATTCAGAAGCTATACCTACAAGCATTGCTCCATAATCTCTTGGAGGAATCTTTCCTCTATACTCAGCTACCTGCTCATTATTCTCTATATCAAATATATGAAATGCAGAACTATCTGCTCCATCGCTACGAGCTACATCAGCTACAAGCATATATTGTCTCGAGTAATCTGCATACTTCCAAATCCAGAAGTTGCTATCATGTCCTCTCTTTTCCAAAGGATCCATGGTTGTCTTCTCAAGCTCAGAAAGTTTGATTGGTTCGAATACAGTCTCACCAGAAGATAAAAAGTCACAGTCACACTCCTGTGCTGCATTTCTCTCTCCTAATTGTTTATCTTGTTCCTTCCTCCAATCTGGATCTCTATCAGGATGAACCGTCCATGGTAGCTTGATTGGTGTAAAGTTGTTCTCTGATTGTTCAGCCTTTACCCATGTTTTATGGAACCAGTTACCAATACCATTTGGAGTTGAAAGTGCAATACACTGACCCCCAGTTGCAAGAGTCTGTTGTGCTGCAGTAAAGGTCTCTTCTACATTATCAATAAATGCTGCCTCATCAATGAGCAGTAACGATACTGCTTCCGAACGAGCTGCATCCGAGTTAGAAGATACTGCTTTAGCTTGTGAACCATTTGCTAACCTAATAGAAAGTTTATTGTTCTCTGTTGCTTTTGGCTTCATCCATTTAGGTAAACCATCATACATTACCCTAATCTTGGTAATGACATTCTTTGCAGTAGCTTGTGTAGTTGCAATTGCAAGGATGTTCTTATCCTTTTGAAAAGTCATCAGCCATATAGCATACCCTGCAGATAAAGTTGAAATACCTAACTGTCTAGATTTGAGTACAATGTTGTATTGTTGATCTCTAAAAATATGAAGCACCTTCTCCTGGAAAGGATAAAGGTTAAACAGAATGCTACCTCTTTGAGGATGCTGAATATAGCAATACTTTCTCATGAAGTACGCAGGATCCTTAGCACACTTGATGTACTCTGCTTTTATTGCTTCTTTTACCTGCTGCTGATTCATAACATTAAAATTATTCCGATAACTGTGCCTACTATGGTACCTCCTGCCCAGCCTTTGTAGAGATTCCATCTACGCTGTCTCTGTAAGGTCTTTTGGTACTTTTCCTGCTTCTTTATTTGAGAGTTTTTCTCTTCTATGATTCCGTTCAGGTTATTCTTTGTATCTATAAGATTTGAGATCTGTCCATCCTTCGCTTCAATAGCTTGGTTTAAACTCTCAATATCCCTTAAGTAACTCTCTAATTCCTTTTGACATAAATCCCCTCTTTCAAGATCGGTAATAACCTCTCTAGCTATCTTCTGAGGAATGTAAATGAGAGTATCTCCGTTACTTGCTATAGCGGTCTGTGAAGTAGCTTGTAAGCTCAGAAGCAGAAAGCTTACTAAGCTCAGCAATCTTTTGATCAAATGCATCTCTCTCTTGTTTACGTTTCTCTTCCTCTAAATCTAAAGCAGCAAATGCTGAGTCGACTTTCGACTGAAGTATATCATTCTCTATGTCTAGTAGAGTAATGTGGTTTTGTAAGGAGTCGATTACTGCTTCACTCTTAGTAACATAAGCTTCTAATTTATCTTTAGCTCTGTTGTTCATTGGAGTGAGTAGACCAAATGCATACATTGCAGCTATTGCAACTGCTACTAAAACCATTAAATTATTTACCGAAACTTTCATTTGTTTTATTTCATTACATCTTTGTAATCTACATACAAGTAGTTTGCTCGACCTCCATCTTTTATTTGTCCGATAGGTCTCGTTCTCATTACAATACCTCTACCATACATTCCCTCAGTCTTAGTAGCTTTAGATGCATTTCTTTCAAACTCTACAATAGGAAAATCACCTTCTTCAAAGTCCTTGACATCTGTCATAACCTTTGTTG